ATCTTGTCTATTTCTACTTGTATTGCATCTGTTATATCCGAATGTTCACCTATACCAGCAGGATTACTAAGATATACCTCAACGTTTGCCTTGTGCCTTTCAATCTCACCTCTAGCGTGTGATAATATTGCTTTGATTAATTGATCTCTCATGTTAAATATGATACTGGTGTATAGGGAGTAGGCAGTCCTTCTATATGGACATCTTTTGTATTCCTACTAATTTGAAGTAATTCTATTATCCATAGAACCGTAAGTACCAACTGGTTGATAATTCATTGATACTGTATATCTATCTATACCGCTATGAAGAACAATAGAATGTTCTAGATAACCAGGAAAGAATAGCATTGAGTTCTTTGGTGGTGTGACTGTAATGTCCTCACTATTATAAGGGTTTAATGCAGAATAGTCAAATGAAAAACTGTTTCTAAGTGTTAAAGGATTCTTAAATTCTATTTTAGAATTACCTTGTAAGTATAACACAGAAGAAAAGAAATAGTTCTTATGGTCATGTGTTAAAGACCATCCACCATCTTGTGTTTTTGTAGTCCAAGAAACTCCCATCTTGAAATCACATTGATCTACCATTAATAGATTTCTAGCAATTTCAGTGAACATGTTCACAAAACGTTCTTCGTACTTTGTCCCTTTAAGGAAATCAACGTTATCTGATCCAGATGATTTTGAATTAGGAAGATAATCCTCCTTTTTACATAGATCAAGTATTTCTATGCTCTCTAAATCATCAATGGCATTAAAGACATAAAGCAATGGCACATTAAATGAGTCAATAATTTGTGCTTCAACTGCCATTTAATTTGTTGATAAGAGTTTTAGTACGTTTTTTGAGTTGACGCAAACGAGCAGACGCTGACCTTGACTTGGTATTACGTCCTTGCTTTCTAGGAGTTTCATGGCTTTTGAGACGCATCGGTCTGCCCTGTCTACTTGCTTAGTATAGGGTATTTATCATTTGATGTCAACCCCTTGATCATCTATATCGTCAGGAGTAATTTTAACTGCATCTGACATAAATGCTTTTTTAAAATCTTCTACCTGTTCTATTACTTCTGGGTCTATAGGAGGACCAGATTGAATGACAGGAGATAGCATAGCAGCAGATCCGTTTGCTAGTTGTATCCTAAAGACACATCTATTACGGTCAACCAAACTTAAATAGACACCAAGAGCAGCTTTTGCTTCCTCTTCAGTGATTTCAATAACATCATTCATTAGTAAATTCCACTTTTAATTTTGCATCAGATAAAGCACCGACCATTGTCCATGCAGTTTCACCTGATACTAAGTTGTCATCACAGAAATACTGAATACTATCCTCAAGGAGTTCCTTGAGTTCTATCAGTTGCTGTTGTCTTAGTTCATCCATAATAATATTATACCATATTAATTTAAGAAAATCGAAGTTGCAGTCAGTTTCATAACTGCACCAGCAGTAAGGGTCATAGCACCACCAGCAATAATACTTGCAGCAGTAGAACAGTTCATAGCAATCACACCAGCAGCAACGTTAACATTATAAGCACCAGTCAATACGTTATTATTATATCCAGTACCACCAGATGTCAATGAAATTGGACCAGCAGGGTTACCAACCAAAAATCTGGGTATAGCATCAGTAGCAGATCCCGCAGGAGTTTGAATAATATCAACAGATCCACCAACAGCAAATATAAGACCAGTCTTGACTTTTGGTGTAGTTGGCATTGGTGAGTTGATCATACCATCAATGGTTGGAGTGATGATGTTTACAGCATTCTCAGCAGCAACTGTAAATTCTCCTGTACCATATATCTGTGATTTAACTTCATTATTCCACTCTCCACCAGTTATAGAATACTTAGTAAAGTCAGTTAGCAATGTACCACCTGCTTTAATATGCATATCTGCACCATTAGTTACCATTTCTACATCAGATCCAAAACTAATTAAATGTTTTTGGATATTATCTTCACCATCAGATGCTTTAGGAGCACCTTGAGCATTGAAAGTTAATGCACCACCAATCGTTATATCACAATTTCCAGTAATATCTAATGCAAAATCACCATCAACAGTTAAAACTTTATCTTTATCAACAATTTTACAATCATCACCAGAAACACTTGTAGTAAGGTTACCAGAATAACCAAGATGATCTGCTAATATAACACCTTCATCACCCTTGGTTTGTTGCTTAACATATGCCTTTACCTTTGCCTCAAGTTCTGCATCACTTATATCATTACTATCACCTTCAACAGCTTTACTTCTCTTTTCTTCTAATTTCTTTCTGTAGTTCCACTCTGCAAATTTTGCTTGATTTAATTTAACAGATGTCCAAGTAGTTCCATTAGTTCTTGTTTCTACAGTTGCTTTACGACCAGGTGTTCCCATATACATCATATAGGAACCATCTATTTCAGTCTTTGCTTTTGTTAAATCTGGATCTGCATCTCTACTCAAACTATCAAATATATTATCACCAGGCAAACCAGGAGAGTTACAAGTACCCCTTGTAGTTCCCATAGTCGTTTTCAGTAAAGCAAATTCTTGTGCAGTACACTTAGTTACTCCAAATAAAGGGAACCAAGTTTTAACATTTGTACCACTATTATTTTTCCTATTACAACCTCCACCTAAAAGACTTGTGAATAACGTAATAAGACTGGTTATTGATGTTATGTTCAGTGCTTTCGTAAAAATCTCTGCTCCTTTTGACCATGTTTCCATAAGTTCCTTTGCTTTTTGGAAAGTAGATACGATCTTAGTAACCTTACTGATTACATCTTTCATACTATCCAAAATTTTCTGAACATTACAAATAACATCACTAACTACTTTATCAACAGTCTGTTGGACAAATAAGATTTGACTTATAATACCCTCCATGTAACTGTTTAGTTGTGCCTTAATAGAAGAAAGAGGATCATTGATAAAACCCATGAGTTTGCTATCTTCAATACATAATGCATTAAGAATAGCAGTAACTGCAGCACGTACTAGACCAAATTGAACAAAAGGTATACCAGTAGATCCTGCCACAATAGTAGCAATATTCAATTTCTCCATTAAGTCAGTCATTTGCTGACGAATAGCACTAATAACCTGAGTAAATATTGCTGATAGAAAATCTTGTATCTTACCGAGAAGTTTCTCTGTTGTCTCAATCTTACCAGTAACTATATTAAGGAAATTACCTTCTTCTGTTTTAACCAACAAACCAGCAGTATCAGAAAGATCTTCTAAAAGATAACTAAGTTTATGTTCTAGAGTTCCCCAAGGACCAGAAGAACCTCTAGCTACAGGTATTCCATTATTAGCACCTCTAGGTTTTTGAGGATTACCACTACTACCATTAATACCTGGAACTGTACCAATATTATTAGGTGATCCACTACCACCTGTTTCTAAAGTTTTTTGCGTTTCAACAGTTGATACGCTATTATTCTGGTCTCCAGGTCTACAGAAATCACCTTTTGAAATACTATCAACTTTTCCTATTTCTTCGGATGCAGGATTAACAACACCTGGACTATGTTCTGGTATCTCTTCACCTGTAAATGCAAATACTCTTTCTTTCTTTGTTGATGGATCTTTCTTAACTCTCATTACACCTATAACAATAGGCATCTGAGCATTTTCACCATCCATAAAGAAACCCATAACAATAGCACCAGGTTGCAACTGTCCCGATGATTCACCTTGACCATCATTTCCTGGTTGGCATGTATGTTGTAACACTGTTGCCCAAGGAAGATGATCTGTTTTAAGATCTGCTACGGTTCCTCCTCTAACATTAGTATAATAACCAAGAACCCGTACTTTTACCCTACCCAATTCTTCAGGATCTCTATTGTCTTCGACTTCACCTACCCACCAGAAAAAACCGTCTTTACCTACAAAATTAATGGTAGGTTCATCGACAATTCCATCTATGCTATTAAGTTCCCTGATCGCCATTTGATTATCTAAAGGTTTTTCTGCTGTTTATATTTATCGGTAAAGAAGAAGACCTGATTACACCGATATTCATCACTAAAATATCTATCATTGCATATATTAGCACCATGAACAAATTTGTTCCCATCAAAAAGAACCATTCTATTGTATTTTGGTGCTAAATGATCTATAAATTTATACTTATGTTTTGGTCTCCAAGGTTGATAATGTTCTGGAACTGGTGGAGTATCTCCACAATTTTCGTATAGATTAGTCCCACACTCACAATCTTTATTGAAATATACTATTGCATTATATCCCTCATCTCTATGTGGCCACCAGACATTATCAGTATAGTTATTATTATGCACTTCAATAAACCTAGTCATATTAGTAAGCACATCACTCACTAAAGGTTCTTGCTTACATAACTCACTTAAAAATTTAATAACATTAAAAATTCTAGCATTTCTCTTACATAATCTCCTATCCTCAAACATCACACCATTGTTAGATGGTGTTTGTTCTATCTTCCATAGTGGAGGTTCTTCACTAAACAAATAACTTTCAACCTCTTCAGGTTTTAAATAAAAGTCATCTATGCAAAAAATAGGAGAACCATCAAGATTCTCCTGTAATATTTTTAAATTTGGATTTAATTCAAACTCGGACATACTTGTAGATCTCATCAGCACCCCAAATAATTCTGCCATCAGAATCTAAAAATCTATCTCGCATAAAAAGTTTATGCCCATATAGACCAAGTTCTGCATGACCTGATATTACTTGTCCATTGTCTTCCATAGTTGTGTCAAATTGACCCATCCATGCAGTTCCATCATATTCCATAATCATATCACAATTCTCATTGCGTGTCAAACCACTATAAGTACCACCCCAATGCTCAAGTATAACTTTAGTATCGGATAGTACTTTTAGTTTTTTGTTAGTTGTTAGATATGGACTATGTTCCTGCTTTCTTCCCCAATGAATAGAGTGTAAGTATTCTCCATCATCTTCCCACCTAACGAATACTTGTTTGTATAACGTAGGTGATGATTGTGCTTGTGTCTTATTAGACCAAGTTCCAAGTAAACATGATAAAAATTCTCTCATTAATCGTCATACACTAAGCACTCTGGCTCGTCAGGATGATTTTCACAGAATAGTTCAATGGTATTAGGATCATGATGGTCACCTGCCTCAATCTCCTCAATATGATGCTCACGATATACTTCTAGATCATGCAACTCTTCTGCGACATGCCTACGAGATGCAGGACTGGTTGTTGGGTTGTCAAGAATGTCTCTATCTTTTTGAATGTGTTCTTCGATAGTTTTCATAATTTTTTGTCTCCGTTACTATAGGTAACTATAGCACTATTTATGCACCAATGGTATCTTTAAGTAGCATTAACTCGGTTCTAAAACTTGTTCCATCACCAGCAGAAGCATGTGCTACACCAGCAATTAAGTATCTTCCGCTATATTTTTTATCCAATTCTGGTTTAACACCAACCTTTAAAGTAGATGGAATCTTAACACTAATACCTTTACCAGCATAAAAATCCAATTTACCTGGTACACCAATAGATAATTTGATATTTCTAATAGTTTCCAATCTCAACCATTGATATGCTTGCAGTTCAACCAACTCAGAATAGTTTGCTTGAGGATTTTGTTGATACTTTGGATCAAATATTTGATTAGGCATCATAGTAAAACGAACCCTTTTAGGGAAGTTTACAATATTTTTTATACTGGTATCCATAGTATTAATTGGATTGACCTTATTGGTTCCACCTATATGAGACATCTTCTTCCATATAGGAGTAACACCATATTTAAATTCTGATTGAGAAAAATCTTTACTTCCACCAACTTTAGATTTTGCTATGTTAACAGGATCAAAACCAATACTATATCCAGCCCAAGTACCATGTCTCAACCCCATTAGATAACTTTTCTCATCAGGAAATACTAATGTATCAATCAAAAATTCATCACTTTCACCACCATCCATAGAGGTTTTTGGAGTATAAACATATTCATAAAGTCTTGCCTTACCTTTAGTCTTATCGGTCTTATCAGTTTTTTGTTCATTAACATCTTCAACCATCTTATCAACTGATTGAAAATTAAATCCTAATGCATTTTCCCAGAAAATAAATCCATTTTGTAATGTTCCACCTTTATTTGTTTTACGAATACTACGCTGACACATCCAGTAAATAAGATCTATTGGTCTCCAATTAGGAACAATCATAGTCTGTTTATTCATTGTCTGTTCCAAAAAGACTTTTTTAGTCGTACCAATATATTTCTTATCTTTCAATAACTTTTTAATAATTTGCGATGCCTCAACATCACCCTTAAATACTTTTTCAGTATGACCAAAGACATTCAGTACTTCATTTTTTATAAACTCATTAGAAGTAGCATTGATACGATAAAGTTCACCACCTTGAGTTGATCTAACTCTGTCCACAATTTCATAAGATCTCATAATGTAACTACGTTTTTCATCAGGAGTGTCCAATTGCAATTGAAATTCCTCAGAACCTGTCAGAGAATTAATCAATCCACCCATATCTTTGATAATAAAACTTGCTTCTATAGTTGCTGACTGAATAGATTCAAAAACTTCCCATCCTTGGAGATATTCTATCAATTCATATTTTCCTTTAGCATCAGTAACCTTTTTCCCATCTCTAATAATACTGAAAGATGCTTGAACCTCTGATGCCTTTTGCTTCATTGCCATTCTATTATCGCCTCAAAGGATTATTAAAGGAATTCATTATCGAAACAGCAGTCTTAAATATATTAGCAGAAGATCTAACACTCGCATTACCACCCGATGATTGAGCTCTATAAACATCAGTTGTTGCTTTCATTGTACCTTGAATAAATGCTCTATTCTTTGCATTGGATTCTTCTACTGCTAATACTGCTTTCTGCATAATTTCAACACCTTTGCTATTTAACAACTCTCTTGCTTCGCTACGTTCACGCATTACCTTTTGAAGACTACGTTCCTTTTCTTTTTGTTGGGCATTCATTTTCTTCTTCTTATTTTTATCTTGATTTACCTTTGCTTTAGCACCAACACCCTTACCACCAGTACTTCCACCACCAAAAGCTGCAAATATATTACTCATTCCACCAAGACCAGGTTTCTTTAAACCTCCTGGACCCTTTCCACCAAACATACTTGATACTTTTTCTAAGATACCTTCTTTCATTATAGATCCTTTATCTCCACCAAATATACCACCCATACCACCACCACCTTTACCTCTAAGCATATCCATCATAACTCCACCTTTAGCACCAGTAATCTTACCTGTTTGATATTGATTCATCAATCCCATAAGAGACTTAGCATATGCTGGATCTGTAGCATATCCTTCACTCATAAGCATTTTCGCTGCTTCACCCGCACTACCAGCATTATTAACACCTTTAAATCCTTTATAATCCTTATACCATAAATTTACAAGATTGTCGATAGATTCTTTAGGACTATTAAAATTCCTAAACTTAGCAGATCCCTTTACCTCTTGACCATTGAAAAACTCAGTTGTTGGTGTTACAACTCCATCCTGACTAGCAGTTGCCTTCATACCAAAATAATTATTCTTAGCAGATAATTTAGTTCCCCAAGCAGATTCTAAAGCAAACTGTGCTGCTACTAACTCTGGATACTTGGCACCTGATTGCCTTGCCATTTTCAGTATCTTTGACCATTTTTGTTGATTACTTCCCATAATACCACCAGGAGTATTACCACCTAATATACCGTCTCTACCTTTTCTAGATGGAGTAAACAATCCACCAGTATCAAATCCTGGAAGAGCAAATCCCTTTGATCTAGCATCCTTCATCTTCCTAGATGTAAGACTGCCATCTTTTGCTGTTGCAGCATTAGAAAGTGGTATTACATATCCATCATTTGATCCAGGTTTTCTAGCAATATATTCTGTACCGTGTCCAATAAAGGAAGTAGGTCCACCTTTTGACATCGCAACAGGATATCCAGAATTCGGACCTTGAATTAAACCACCACTTTCTCTTTCTTTCAGTTTGAATAAATTAGTAAACCAATTACCACCTTTCTTTTTATCTGAGCTGTCAGTAATGGAACTAATTGTATTTGTTACTTTATCCATTCCTCCTAGAGCATCCTTAAAAGTATCTGATGCCTTAGTTAATTTTCCACCAAAAATTTTATCAAATCCTGAGAATAATGAACTCTTAGCATCTTCTTCAGTCTGTTTGAAACTGTCTCTAGTCTTATCAGCAAGTACCTTTGCATCAGTTATACCAGTAATTTTTCCAACAATATCTACATCATCCTTTTTCTTATCTCTCTGGAATAATTTCTTCCACCAAGATACAGCTTCTCCTTTATCTGTATTGTTACTTGTAGTTTTCTCTTTATCAGTATTTTTATTTGATCCTGCAGTACCTTCATCATATCCCTTATCACCAGGCAACTTACCACTCTCATCCATTTGAGCATCTAATGTTCCATCTGCTGCAGCGTTAGGGAATAACCCCTCCATCATACCCCAAAGTACAGTAGCACTTAATGTAACACCACCAAGTTTTCTACCAAATCCAGCTAATCTACCCTTTCGTTTTAATAGTGTCTTATGACTTCTTTTGAGATTAGTATTAAACATCCTAAGCACACCACTGAATGCTTGAAGTGTTTTAACAGGATTTAAGAGGAACCCAATTCCAGTCATGGCTCCCCATACGGCTGCGAACCGTATCATCACTGATGCAAATCCCTTTAATCGTTCCCACCAAGTTGCATCATCTTTAAGCATCTCATAGAGACCGTCAAGAGCTCCCCCAACAGTCCATTTAGCAAATTTAGTTAATACTTTAAATATTTTATGTAAGACTTCAACAGTCTTCTGAATTGCTTTTTGATTTTTTGGATCTGATAACCATTTTAAAGCAGGTCTTATAACAAACCACTTAAACAAACCACCAAAAAGACCAAGTAAACTTTCTAAAAATCCCTTAACTTTAAATGTTTTAACCGCTAAGAGCATTTTCTTAAACGGTTTTACTTTTGGATCACCATAACTAGGTTTAAATGCCTTTAATCGTTTCTTTTGTTCAGCATTTAACTTACTATATTGTATTTTCTTTAAATCTGTTACAACCTTAGCAATACCATTAACAACCAATCCAAGGTTATTCATTGCAGAAGTAGTCTGAGACATACCTTCTGCTATTTTTTGCACCTCTGGACTATCGGATGAAGATGCTGTTGATTTAGCATTAACAAACTTATAGAGATTAATTTTAGAATTCTTTTTAACAGTCATTTATAATCCCATTCTAGTTGATAAACTTGTCCAAGCACCACCAGTATCTATCCTTGCGTTATTATTTATTGCCTTTGGATCAGGTATTGGTGCCACTAAGATTTTCTCTATAATTACTGGAACACCTTGAATATCAAAATCTCCAATCTGTAACATAGCTTGTTTCTCAGAACTTCCACCTGCTCCAAAAATATCAGCATAACTATCATAAACCCCAAAGATTTGAGGATCAACTCCTGCTTGAGCAGCAAATCCTTCAAGACCACTTCTTATATCACCACCTGATAATCCCATAAAACCTTGATACAATTCACCTAATCCAGCAGTATCTGCAATACCACCTATAAATGCTGCTGGACTAAAGTTTCCACTAACCAAAGATCCAACACCAGGCAAATCAGATAGTCCAGGAATATTTGCAAGAGCAGATCCAACACCAGGAATTGATCCTAATATTCCAGATAATCCCATAGCATCTATCTGTGCTCCAAATCCTTTAAGAGCACCTTCCATAGCAGTACCCTCCAATGCAACTCCCATAGCACCAGTTATATTTCCAGATATCAATTCCTGTCCTATTTTTCCGATCTTACTATCCATAATATTATTCCAAGCATTATTAATAGGTCCAAAGAAGTCCCCAATTTGTTTATTAATGCCAGCAAATGTTTCTGTCCATATATCACCAGCAGCACCCCAGAGACTCATAATAGCACCTAAAGGATTACCATTTGCTAATGCTGCAAAACCTTTTATTCCATTAATCATTGGAGCTAACCATGCAGCACCAGGGAACATATAGGGCAATGCTGTCATCAAGATCTGCCCGAAAGGAGAATTTACAACATCCTGAACTACATTTCCAACAGTATTAACAACACCAGTTATACCATCCCATATACCCTTACCAACACTCTTAACACCATCCCACAAACCACTGAAGAACTTACCAATTCCTGCCTGTGGCACACCATCTTGAGGTCTTGGAACACCGTCTTTACCTGTGCCATTTACCGAACCCATTATTGATTGGATTAATCCACCAGGATCACCAACCTTAGACATAGCATCTTGTGCTAAGGATGATAGACCTTTTAATTGACCACTAATTGAACTTAAACCCTTTTCTTCCCACCCAAGTATTTTATCACCAACATTGGGTAAAATACGAGCAAGTAAATAAGCATCAAGTGCTGTTCCAGCTATGATTAATGGTACACCGATACCGCCAGCACCAGCTGTGGCATAACCAACAAGTTCTAAAACACCTGCAATTGTTTCTAAAACACCTCCAACATTATCTCCTGCTGCGAATGACATACCAGCAAAACCTAAGTTTGCTAATCCACCAACTAAGGGAAGAACAGATGCAGCACGTTTACCCCATGCCTTACCTGACTTAGCGACGGATTTCATATTTATCCCTCTAGAACCCAGAGCCTCCAACGTTTCTTTTATGATAGGAGCCTTCTTAAAGAGATTCATGAAACTATCACCAAACCCTTGCATCCTCTTAACGAAAGGTTGAAGTGCTTCTCCTATAGGATTAAGGAACTTTGCTTGTATCCCATCCATCGTTTTCTTTGGAAGAGACTTTAAATTATCAACACCCTGACCTACCCAAGACTGTGCTGCTTTATACTTTGCAGATGCACCTTCTGCTATAAATTTACCAAATTTCTTTAACGACTCTGCAGCCTTACCACCATATTTTAGAGTATTCTGTTTAGTTATCTCTCCCCAATTACCAAGTGTCTTACCAATATTTTTAAAAATATTATCGCCTTGTCCAACTAACTTCCCACCTTTAATTCCTTGATCAAATAGACCTTCTAACCCTGCTCCACCTCTTCTTACTACTCTTAATTTATCACCAAGATCAGCAGTTCCTTCAATAAACTTGGAATATGAATTATTGAAACGAGAAAGTTGTGCAGGTGTTTTAGTTTTCTTTTGCCAAAACTTCCACCATTGCTTGCCTTTTACTTTCGGTGTTTTAGGTTTTTTAAGTTTACCTTTGGGTTTTTTACCATCTATATCAGGTGGACCCCAATTAAATATCCAATCTAATACACCTAAAATATCAGTTATTAAAGAAAATGGGTTCATTAGGTACTTTAAACCCGTGATCCCGATTAATATTTTTCCTAGTCCACTTATCCTCTGGAAAAAATCAGATTTTGTACCATCTGTATTTTCACCAAAAAATGCTTGCTTAAACCCATCAACAAGATTATCTTTGACTAGAAATTTACCAAAACCATAGAGTTTAGTAAAAACTACATCAAGTTTATGGATAAATGTCTCAATCTTTGTAAAATTACTATCATCCGATGCCCATTTCAATAACTCTCGCATAGCAAGAGTAGCACCTAAATTAACTAAGAATTTTCCTATAGGACCAAGGAAAGTATCTAACCATTTAAAATTATCTAAAAAAGACTTCTTTTCTTTACTATCAGGTTTTCTTGCTTTAACCTTCTTTTTACCAGCAATCTTTTCTAATTCTGTTAACTCTTCAGCTTGCTGATCCGCATCTCTTCTCGCTTTTCTTCTTTCCCACTTTTCTCTTAGTTTATCATTTTTAACAGAAGCGAGACCAATAGATTCTATATCTCTAACAATACCACTAAGACCTTTCATTGTCTTAGTTAGACCAGTTACTGAGGTATATTGTATATTCGCAGCAGATATTATGGGTGACGAATCATCGCTACCCCCTCCTAGAAATTTTTTAGTAAATGCTGGTGCCACTACTTAACCTTTTGCTGCTTGTTGCTCTTTTGCTCTTCTTTCTTCTTCTTTTAAGAAATTAATTAAAAGATTCATATAAATCTCCTTTTCCCAAGGCATCAAATTTTCAATGTGGTCAATATCCCATTTATGGTGGTGTATTAACGCAAAATTGGTTTCATAGTAAGCTTGAAGATTTTGATGGAGAAGAGCTATGCGAAAAAACTTGCTAGACCCTCTAGAGTTACATCACTTTCAACTTTAGTGCCAGGATTGGTTACCTTAACAGTATGTGAAAGTTTAGGCATGGTTTCAAAGAAATCCTGAACCTTTTTAAACTGTTCAGAAGTCAATTGATCCAAAAACTCCAGCATCTCTTCTTTTGGTGTGTCTAAAGCATCGTATACTTCTTCCTCATCAGCAATTGATTTTATACAACTGGCTGCCATATCAAAAATCTGATCAACACCTGGTTCCTCACCTTGGAAATTCATTTTAACAAAAGAATCCAAACTTGGATAATTCATTGTTATTATGATTTTCTCATCTAATTTAATATCTTTCTTGTGTCCTTTGGTTTTAACAACCTTAATATCAGACAAAGGAATATTTACTGGAACTTGAGTTTCGTTGTCATCTGGACAAGTAACGCTAACCTCAACACTTTCACCAACTGATTTAGTACGAATTTGTAAAAACAAAAATTCAATATCGAAGGTAGGCAATTCATCAACGTCATGTATATCACTACATGCGACAATAATATCTTTAATTGCTGCAACAATATCTTCTTGTTGTCCTGTCTCAGTTGCTAAGAGAAGTAGTTTTTCTTCTTTAACGAGGAATGGTCTATAATTCACGGTTCTGCCGTCTGAAGGCAGTTTCAATTTGTACTTAGGTACATTTAATTTAGGTAACGACATAAATTTTCAATTCAGTATAATTATTTAGGTAGTATTTAGAAAACATTTAACATAGATTGGATAGTTCCTGTAATACCTGCCCAAACTCCAAGACCATCGCTAGCTGGATTGATACTACCGTCTCCAGGAATTGAAATAGCACTTCTCACACCTGGATCATCAAACTCATCTTCAACCCAAAATCTATACCTTTCATAGAAGAACCCAACAGTCATAGACATAGTTCTTGCTTTTTCATTATTTAATTGAATAGATCCAATATTATATGGAAATGCCTTTCTCAACTCCCATGCAGCAGTGCATTTATATTGTTTTGGCCAGATATAATTTGCTTCATCGTATTCTGTACCATACAAATTTCTCATTGCTTGTTTAATCTCATTAATATTTGATACATCTCCTCCTCCACCTCTTTCCCACTTGTATATCATAATTCTTGGAGAAACATAATGATCATAATGCTCTACATACTGGTTAGAATCTGGTGAAAGTAATGACATCCACCTTTCAAAATAATTTCTTGTATGCTGTGATCTTGGCATAAGGAACGTTGCATTTATCTGACTATATGAAGTTCCAGTACCATACTTATAAGCAGATCCAACATTAACAACCTGACCAGTGGTCAACTGCTTACTTGGTAAATTAACTGTCTTGCAGTAAAAATTTAAGCAGTTCTGCAACTTACCTATTTCTGATGTAAAAATAGTAGAAGTTTGTCCTATAGTACTGGTATTCCCAACACCAAGTTGTTCGGTACTTCTAAGAATAGTAGGTGTTCCTATATGGAACGAAAATAAATTGGTAAAACTTGGTGCATAATTCCTATCCTTCAGCGAAAACGATTGAAACGCTTGAAGAGATGGATACCTAGCACCGTCTTTTCCTGGAATTGCCATTATACTTTAAGTTCTTTTTCTGTAATTAACATAAACTCCATTCCATAATCTTTACAAAATTCTGTTGCTGCATGCCATTTTGCCTTATTAACACTCCAAGTAATAACTTCGGTAATATACCTTTTAGTATGTCTTTTTTGTGTTTTAGGTTCTTTAGTCTGCTTAGAGGGTTTTACCTCAACAACATATTTCTTACCGTTCACTTTCACATAAAAATCTGGGTAATATCTATGTCGTTTTCCATCAACAGGAGAAGTATAGGGAATAATAATCTCTTCACTACCCCATTCAGTTACTGAAGTAGTTGTATCACACCAAAGCATGAACTTCAATTCCCATCCCGACCTGTAAAAAACTTTGCGAATATCGCCTTTATATTTACTTGGTCTTCGAGGATTGTATTTTCCTTGCTTATAACGCATAAATATATACAGATCACATAATATTTAGGCGGTCAGTGGCACAAATATACAGATATCCCAAACAACCCCCAGTGCCTTCTGGATCTAACGATCCTGATGTAGAAGCACCAACAGAGGCTATTGACTATGTAAGATTTAGACCATTTGAAATGGTATTTGGTGAAAATGGTGGATTTGCTGCTGGAACAGGCAGTGGTTCTGTAGATCAAGGTGTTTCATATCAAAGTGGTGGATATGGATATGGTTTAGCAAATGTAAATGCAACAAAAACATTCAAGGAAGAAGATATCTATATGTCAATGCCACCTAACCTACAAACAGGTTATCAGGCAAACTATAGACAAGTAGATATTGGTGCTGGTGGTATTGCTCTTGCTGGTATGATGGGAAGTGGTGGTGATTATAAAGATATTGCTGGAAAATTACAAGATGCAGCGAAAGCAGCATTACCTGAGTTTAGTGCTAGTATTATTACCAATGCTGCTAATGATATTAGTGGATTTCTAGGTATGCAAGGAAATATTGATGTTAACAGTCTAGAAGCATTAACTAGAGGAAGGGTATTTAACCCATATACGGAACAAATATTCAATAGTATGAGTTTTCGTAATCATAACTTCAGTTTCAAAATGTTTTCTAGAAATGATGATGAAGCAAGAGAAATACAAAGCATAATAAGAACATTCAAGATGCATTCCCATCCAGATATTCAATCTGGTGGAATATATGATCATCAAGGTGGGAGTTTGAAAGATATGAGGGAAGGTGACGGTAATGACTCATTCAGTTCAAATTTCTTAGATGCTATTGCTGGCACTACTAACAGTACTACTGATAGTGCTAATGCAAACCGTTTCTTTAAAATACCTTGCAAATGGGAAATAGATTTTATGCGTATGGATCCTAATAGGAACTCATTCACATCAACTAATGCACCAGGAATGCATTTTAAAGTTATGCCTTCTGTATGTACTGGAATTAGTGTTAACTACACTCCAGATAATCAGTATGTTGCATTTAAGAGAACTGCTGCTGGTAAGACTGGTAGTAGAGAAATTCAAGTTCCAGCAATAGTTTTGAATGTAGCATTTACTGAAACAAAACTACTTACGCAAAAAGATATCGAGTTCGGAGCATAAAATGTCTTATTTTAAACAATTACCAAGCGTATACGTTGGAGAAGGTATTAAAGATGATGAGGCATTTAAATACCGTCTCGTAAAAAACATATTCAGACGTGTTCAGTTAAGAAACTCTGTAGAGAAATACGTGACAATGTTTGAAAATAGAAGTATAACTCCAGGTCAAAAACCTTCTGATGTTGCTCAGGCAATGTTGGGTGATCCTCATCTAGATTGGGTTATATTGATTACAAACAATATTACTGATGTATACAGTCAATGGCCAAAAGATGATCAAACACTATATGACTATGTTGTAGATAAGTATGATCTTGCAGAAGTTGATGGAAACCATCATTACGAAACTAATGAAGTTCTGTATAATGGTAATATTTTCATACAAAAGGGCATTCAAGTAAATAAGTCATTTCGTGCAATATTACCAGATGGAACAACTAAGACAGAAAGCGAATCTATAACACCAGTATCAAACTTTGAATATGAAACTTGGATAAATGAGAAAAAAAGACTTATAAGAATACCTCAAACATTCCTAGTAGATAAGATGGTTTCTGAATTTGATGATCTAGTGGCATACTTACCACATAAAGAATTAGATGATTTTAATCATAAAAAAACACCCCTGAGTGTTTCTCAGAGGTTCTTAGATACTAGAGGATATATTAGTGCTAGTGTTAGTAGATCAGTTGCTGTAGGAAATGTAGCATCATACGATAATGGTCCTAGTTCACTTAGCGTAAATCTTCAAACTGCAGCAGGTGTAGCAACATCGACTTCTACTACACCGACTACTACATCAACTACGACTAGCACCACATCTTCATCAACCAGTAGTTCTTCATCAAGTTCTAGTTCAAGTAGTAGTTCTTCATCAAGTTCTAGTTCAAGTAGTAGTTCTTCTTCTGGTTCCTCTGGTAGTTACGGGGGTTACTAAAAAACCTTTTTGACTAAAAAATATGCCGAGTTTTTTTTGCGGTTTCCTGAGAAATGAGAGTTGAATAATATATGACCTACTCTCTTAATGGACTGTCGTTTCTCCACCTTGCTTGAACAAACATACTTTCAATCTCTAGGACGTAATTAGTATTCTGCCATCTCGACTCCTTAATCTCATCCATTGCTTGTGATGCTTTGCAGGGCAAAGGTGGTTGTTGATCGTTATGTGAAAAATAATCGCCTGACATATATTGTGTTGATATCTACACAGTATTTTATAACGAAATCCTCACAAATGGGGGTTTTTTTATAATAATTTAAGTTTTTAGTTACACTCTTGCAATAATATCTCCGTCATCATCATCTTCATCATCCCAAGGATCATTCAACTGTTGTATTCTTTTTTGTAATGATTTGTCTAATACTCTGTCAGTAAAATCATTATCAGGAGTAAATTTAATATCAACTTCACCTTCCTCCCAATCAGGTGAAAATTTAACAACCAATAACTCATCCCCTTCATTTATCTCTTCAAGTTCTGGATGTCTTCTTCTTTTTGGTTTTGATTGTAACTTATTGATATCACTAAGATTTTTAAAGATCAAAGCAAATGCTGCACCTGTAAGGCACAGCATGACTGCGATGAATAATAGTGATATTAAGGGTGTCATCTTCCCAGTAATTTCTGTATTGGCACTTGTCTTATCTTATCTATAACATCAGTCTCAACTCTATTAGCAATCTTATCTAAAATATTAACATCGATGTGCATAAACGGTGGGATGACACCAAGTATACGAAGTAAACCATCAACAAATAGTGCAAGGGTAGTAAACCCAAGGATCATACTAATGATAGTTGCCTCTCGGTTATGCTTACGCATAGATTCTTCATCAATAGCACGTGCCTGAGCAACTGCTATTTGAACTGCATGAGCAATCATCCTATCGACTTGTTCTTTAGTATAAGTATACTTCTTAATGGTTTCTTCAGTCATTTATCCTCCGTCTATATCACAACCGATCATCGAACCTCCAACAATCCCAAGAGGAATTGCCCACCAACGTCCATCTCCTTGAGACATCGCTGCTGCAGCACCACCACCTAAGATACCACCAAGAACACTTCCTTCTATGCATTCGTTACCATCAGGAGATGGTGTTCTGGGACGTATAACAGTGGGTCTAACAGGTCTATCGCATGGTACTTCTATAGTATCATGCCAATTCTTTACATAACCTGGTCTACGTGCAGTACCAGGAACATACTCTTCTCTATACTCTTTACGAGTACATGTGCTACTGGATGAATAACCTGGTTGATAAGTAGCAGTTTTCCACCAAGGTCTGCTTGATCTGGGTTCTTCCCAACTATCTTGTACATTAACGTGTCTGTATGGGGCACGAGAATGTCGTATTAATTCTCTTTCTTGACTTGTTGTAGCAGTAGCAAGACGAGAAGGATCAGTCAAAAAGTCCAGTGGACCTGCAGAAGCAGGACCAGCAAGGACTAACAATAATAAAGGAGTGAGTTTCATTAATCTTCTTCAGCTAACTGTGAAAAATATGATAGGGGATCTTCACCTTCAGTACCTACAGGAGCAGCAGCAACTGCTTTCTCTCTGAAGTCTGATACTTCTTTACCCCAAGCAGCAGGTTCTACTGCTTCATCTTCTTCAGGAACTGCAGCAGGTGCTTGACGTACTGCCTTACCAAGTACAAGTTTTAACCTTGACTGGAGTTGCTCATAAGTTTTGAAGTTCTTCTGATCTTCAAACTCTGCAAGGGAGTATCCCTTCTTCCAGATACCTTCAAGTTCAGCATCATCAAATCCACCTAGTGTAGCAGGTGCTGCGAACTCTGACTTATCATAGTTCCAGTATCCATCTACCTTTCTGATCTTAACTTTAAAATCAGCACCCTTCCAGAAATTGAATGGGTCTAGAGGTGTCTCGTCAGCAAATGCAGGTTGCATTGCTTCAACAAGTTTGTCAAAGATCTTCTTACCATACTTGTAAAGGAATACTTTTCCTTCATTTTCTGGATGTGCAGGATCACTTACAACATAGATGTTAGAGTAGTAAGAAAGCTTACGCTTCTGTACTCTAGCAGTTGCTTTGTCCTGTTCACGACCACTATTCCAAAGTTCTCTATTTAATTCTCCAACGGGATCATCCTTACCAATAGTAGTAAGAGAGTTCTCGATGTACCACTGACCACCAGGTCCTTTGAAGGAGTGTGACCAGATCTTTGCCCAAGGCATGTCCTCTCCGTCAGGAGCAGGAAGGAAACGAACTACTGCGTAACCGTTACCTGATTTATCTAACTCAGGTTTCCAGAGACGCTCATCAGCACCTCCACCACCTTGAGGTTGGTTTAACTTCTCGATCTCTTGCGTGAGTTTAGCGAAGGTATTTCCTGCAGAGGAAGCCTTCTTTAATGAAGCAAAAGACATAATTGTATTCTCCGTATTGAATGTGTATTTGATTTACTACTGTATAATCGTAGCATACTATTTAGGTCTAGTCAACAGCTAATGTGACAGTTTTCTTGGTGTTCTGGGGTACTTTTATCCGCATACCATCACTATTACTTTCAACCTTTTCATGGTTAGCCTCAACCATATTATAATTTGAGTTTGGTATTGGGTCAAGATTGAAATTGATAATACATCTATCATTATGTTGAGGGTGAGTAGACCTATGCTCAAACTGTCCGTCAAATATTAACAGTCTTCCTCTCTTAGGATCAACTCTCTTTATTATCTTACCTTCATTAAGTATCTCAGTAGGACCATCGGCATCGTTAACATAATATATCATAGCAAGATGAGGAAAATCCTGATCTACATGCAGTTGATCTCTTCTATCTTCTAACTTACTTTCATTCTTAATGTGTAAGAATGCCCTACAATTAAAAATACTAGCGTCTTGTAAGTTTAATGTATTGTAAACATTAAATGCTATCGGTAAAAATATTTGAAAGTATTCTGATTTAGTTCCTTTACTTAGGAGTAAGGAAGAAAATGTTGTACCTCTTTCAGATACTCTATCGGGAAAGGTTGGATCAAAATTATAGAACCAAGGAAACTTATGTCCAAAACATAACTGCTCAATATAATTTTGATGATGTTCTGAGATAACATTATCAATCACCAACATCTCATCAAGAATTTTTAAATGATCTCTATGATCAGAATTCTGATAAGACTCATCACTTTCAAACATTACTCTCTTTCCTCCTCTCTCAAAGCAGCTTTTTCTAAAGTCTCCACCATTGCATCCATGCAATGTAACAATGAATCATATCCAAATGCTTGAGACAATGCATTAATTCTCATCTTCATATCTGCTGCTTCAGGATCTTCCTTAGAAGCAAGAGATAGTCTAGTAAAAAATGTTCTCTGTTTATCAACTAATACCTTACACTTATCAATATGTTCTAACTTCTCTTGCTTATTAAACTTAGGTAGTTGTGAAGTGACAGATGCAATCTCTTGATAGGTATTAAATATATCATTTAGATTGTTTTGAACTTGATCAGATTTAAAAAATGTACCTTGTGTCATAAAGGTAAAACCCCTTTAGTTGTTTGCTTCATATAATTAAGACGTTGTGCCTCGTGCTTCAATCTTTCCTTCAATGGTTTAGATATTAACTTAGGAACAGTCTCTAATTCAATTTCATTTTCTTGACAGTAGGTTACTACCGCCTCAATGTAAGTGATAAGACCGTCACTCTTTAGAACTAATCGTTCTATTTCTGCTGAGAATTTTGATTGTGTTAGGAACTTATCCTCTAGATTTTTAGTTTCTTTAGGCATTTTTTCCCCTAACAAATTCTTCAATGTATGATTTGAGTAGTTGTAGATAGTCATCAAGATTGTACTTCTGAAATACTTGTACAGACCCGTCTTCAACCGCAATGAGTGTGACAATTTTCTTTACCTCAATACCTGTGAGTTCGAGGAACATTGCTGCGTACGCAGT